ATTCGTATCGGTGGTTCAATTTGAATGGCTAACTCAGCACTGCTTGCTGCCTCTCCGACCCGTGTGACATAAGTCCCTTGTGCGGATGGTGGCGTTGTTGTAATCCCGCCTGCACTAGCATCCGATAAGAAGTAGACCTCGCCAGCATTTAATCCGGAACTTGCAAGAATGCCAACAACTAAAACGCGAACTTCTTCACCCGCTAACTTACTTGTCTGGGCAAAACCAACGACCGTTGCTTTATCCACGGTGTCATTAGCGATTGCTCGCCCAACTTTCCCATCACTTGCCCTGGAATATAAAGCTTCTCCTTGTGTAACATCTTCAAAGGCAGGAGCTTGGAATCCTGCAACAGCGTAAACTGTTGCACCAGCCATTGTTGCTTTTAAATCAATTAGAGCTTCAGTAAAACCTTGAGCATTGGGTGCATAAGGTTCATAATTACTGATTCCAGGCATTAGGCTAACAAGATAGGAGGTTCTAATTGAATACTGAAATCAGTTGTTGTTGCCCCTTCTCCAACTCTGGTAACTGCTTCACCACTTCCTGATGGAGCTGTTAATGTGATGGCTCCAGGAGTTGTCGCACTTAGAAAATAAATGTCTCCAGGATCTATAGCACCTGGCATTGTTTTTAAACCCGTAACTAAAACTTTTACTTGATCTCCTAAAGAAGTAGTGGCATCAGCAAACCCAACAACTAAAGCATTCTCAAGAGTTCCATCTGCAGCAGAAGCTTTTCCAACCTTGCCATCAGGAGTACGCATATAAAGTGCATCCCCATCTGTGACATTTTCAAAACAGACTGCATCAAAACCAATTCTGCTAGGAGCAAAAACAGGGAAACCCTCCTTAACGTCAATGATGGCGTCAACAAGGCCCCTGTAATTAGGTTCGTAGGGCTGACGTGTCATCGTAAACCCGTTGGCAGTCATAAGGTCAACAAGGACAGTTATAGCGCCTTCTATATTAGGTTCGTATCCGGTAGCCACAAATCCAACCTTTCCTAAATAATATTCTAAATTGTTCCATCCTTTAGAATAAAATTAATGTTAAAAATATTTTGATGACGCCTGAAGTCATTATTGCTGCAATTACAGCAGGTCTTGCAGCATTTACTGGATTATCCAAGTCTTTATCTGCTTTTAATGAAAAGTTGAATGAGCGTTTTCTAAAAATGGAACACGATTATGACAAGTTAGAAAATACAATAATTCGTGATTATGTATTGAAGCAAGACTTTTTACGAGAGATGCAAGCAGTCCATCAGAAGTTAGATCGCATCTGGGATCACATGATTAATCATAGGATTTAAACAGGAACCCAGCTAGCAGAAGTACCGTTGTAAATATAAAGAGCAGGTGCTGATTTATCGTAGTGGAGTTGACCATCTATAGGACTAGACGGAAAACCACTAGCAGATGTAGAAGCTACGGCTTTAGGAACCTGCCAACTAGTTCCATCATAAATTTTAAAGATCTGTGTGCTTACATTGTCTAACCAGCTTTCCCCCTTGCTAAGCAACGTGTAGCCGGTAGGAGTGAGGTTTGGCTGTGTAGAAGATACATGAATAGGGCCAACCTTAATCAGAGCTGGAGAGGCGCTGCTATCACGGAAATAAAGACCAGGCTCTGTAACATTTGTATTCAGTGCCAGCTCACCATCGCCAAGGCGACTGGGGAACACGCGGTCATAAAGAAGGCTAGAGCGCAGCCGTAGGATTTGAACAGCCATTAGGTATTAAGATAGATACCGCAATCAATCTGCGTAAATGGTGGTGTTGCTGGAACACCGTTGACATAAACACCGCATTCTAAAAGATCTGAAGTACGAACACCTGTAGTTGGATTATAGTCTGCGGGATTACCGTTGAGATAAGTACCACAATCAATTTCACCAAACCTAAAATCAGATGTGTAATCAGTTAGCGGCTGATCAAGCATACCAAACTTGGCAGCGTCAATCAAAGTCATATCAATATTAAACATCTTTTGCATCACAGTCAGCATCGTTGTTGTTGTATTCAACGGTGTACCTGTAAAACTAAAGCGATCACTATTAGGATCATTGGGATCGTAATCTGCATTACGTCTGAGGTTATCGGTAACCATTAGGGTTACCAGATTGGGGTCAAAGTTAGCAACCTGAGTTGGTTGATTTCGATCTCCACTAATTGATTTAGCGCCAGTCCAAGGCATTCCGTAACCCATCATGGCTAAGCGTTCTGCTGCTTTTTTAAGTGCGCCATTTTCTCTCTCAATCTTTTTATTGAAAAGTTCAGCCATCTCGCCAGCTGGCGGATCATTAGGTTCAAGTAGCCAAGTATTTACATATTCATGTGGTGTTAAGTTCTTAACTAAGCAGTAACCACCTGTTGTTTCTTGGAAAGGATAAATAATAGCGAAGGTATTAACATCAATAACCTGGCTAACAATATACTCTCCATTTAGCGCATCACCACTCTTAAACTCAAGATTAATGCGGGTATTTAAGCTTAAATTGTGGGGCTCATCAGTTTTTACAATAATGTTTACACCACTTTGGTTATAAGTTCCTGAAAGGTTTAAAGGATCATTACCTTCATCGTGAACAATAGACCACATGGCTGCATAAATATGTTTGCACCATCTAAGCTGATAGTACGCCAGGAGAGGGCGGGACATATCAGCAGTATCTTCGTAGCCAGGTAACTGATAGAAATTATTGACCACCAAATAACCAAAGTCAGCATAAATGCCAACGTCATCTCTAGTTTCAATCAGGTTTCCATTACGATCTAACCGATAGCCAGGTCGAACAGATCCTGTTTTTGTATTAGGAAATTTACGGCGTTGTTGTTCTTTATAAAAATCAAATGTTTCTCGCTTTAAATAATCTTGGCAAGTACATTGATAACGTATTTCTGTAGTTAGATAACGACCTACTTCAAAGCCACGATGGGCAGGAACAACAGTTTTTGGTACACCTTGCGTTGCAGGAAGATTAGTTACCGGATCAAAGATACGAGTTCCATAGCTATCCGTTCTCTGGAATAAAATTTCATTGGTAGAAAGATCTACACCAGTAACGGTATAACCGACGTAATCATTATAATTAAATCCACGAATTCTTCTGTTAACAATTAGTGTTCCAGTTGTACTACCGCTAGCAAGAGTGTCAAATGTAAACTGTGTTGAATTTAAAACAGTAATAACATATAAACCAGATGGTACATTGCCGCTTGTAACTGCAACAAATATTTCATTGCCAGTTGAAAGTCCGTGTGCTGAACCACAGGTAACAGTAACTGTAGAACCTGTTCTGGAGTAAGTAGAAAATAAACCAGGATCCCTTTCAATAACACGATCAACTAGTCGCTCACCTGTAAAAAATGTTACCGGAGTTGGAATAGAACGAATACGAACACGAGTCTCTGTCCACTCTGGATCTGTAAATACAGTTACCTTTTGAACGGAAACATTGCCAGATGCAGTAACAGCTGCAGTAGCAGTACAGTTAAATGCATTCTGTGTGGTGCTAGTTATTGTTAGTGTTTCATCAACACCAGCCCCACTTGTCATATTCAGGTAAACAGAGTCACCTGTTTCATAACCATGGTCTGAAATATTGACAGTAATCGTTGTTCCTATTTGCGAATACGTACCTGTCTTTGCTGCCTGCATATAGCGAACACCAAGGATAGGCAAACCAAAATTATAAAAATTAAAAGAGTTGACATCACGCACGCCAACCATCTGCTCCCCAATCTCGCTATGAGTACTGGGAAATGTAAACATCCTTGCAGGAATAAAGACGCCAGGGAACTGCTGGAAAGCGCAGTACATCCTGAAGTCACCACGAGTATTACGACCTGTTGCGCTGCTTCCTAAGACTGTCTGCGTAAGCGTATAGAGTTCATATCCACGTCTCCAGCGATTCCACATAGAGTCGTGATTATAAAAACGAATTCGGCTTATTTGACTGCGATCAGACGGTTCAAAATCAAAAGGATTATCTTCTTTATCAAAATCTTTTTTTAATGCACTCTTTTTGATAGTATCTGAGAAAGATTTAAAGCCACTATCAAATCTTCCACCAAAACTATCTTTACGCCTAGGCATTTAAAGAAAGTCCTTCTCTAGGATCACCTGGATAGGGATAATCTACTTCAGAAACATTCAACATTCTGCGCCATTGATTTGCCATATCAACGGCGCGTTTCCAACTTAAATATTCTTGCTCTCTTGACCAGCTATCAATATTTTTCACGCTTTAGTAGTAACCGCCTTGCACATTCACATAGAAGCCATTAGTAAGCGAAGTAGTGCCGCTAACTGCTGCATATAAAGCTTGTCCGCGTTGAACAACTAAGCCACGTATTTTAGGAGAAACGCTACTGGTTGCAGAACTAAAGTTGCCTCCAGCATGGGGAACTGGGTGATTAATAAGTGGGAGAATCTGCTTTTCTGTTAAACTGAAAGCTTGGTTTGCTGCAATAGCAGGAATACTTGCTGTAAAGACAGGGAAAAATTGGTTTGTGTTAGTGACGGTATTAGCACCCACCAGATAAAAACAAATGTCAATAGGAGGGTAGACATTAACATCACCTGTAATAGGACCAGAAATACTTGGGATAGTCCCAGTAAAAGTTGTTGAGGTAACTGCAGTAACCGTAACAACTTGGTCGATAGGAGTAGAGCCTGAGCTATAGCTAGTGAAATCTAAATAGACTTCTTGCCCAACTTTAATGTTGTGACCAGCTGTAATAGTAACAACAACATCAGTACCATTTGCAGAATACGTACCAACGGTTGCTGATTGTGCGTCTAAGAAGATATTTCGTTCTTTGGTATAACGTAACCAAATCTCATCAATATATGCACCACTAATTGATGTGTCAACAAAACCCGTATCAATATCTAAAACATTAGTAGCATTACCAACTGCAGTTGGAATTAAACTAGTAGAAAAAAGCTGACCAGACGCTACCGTTAATAAAGTGCTATCCAGTAACGGGCGATCAATCATCGCCGGTAATTTATTGGTTGCGGTACTAGCCACGTGCTAACAATTCAACTGCTAAAGCTATTGTAGCGCAACTCTAAGCAAACAGTTTTGCAAAGATTGTTGGATCAACTTGCTCAATACCTTTAATTCGTTGACCAGCCATACGTCTGCTTCCTGGAGCATAAGGTAATCCAGGCATAAAATCACCCGGCAGCAAAGGCATTGTTAAATCTTCATCACCACGGATGTAACCTAAACCTTTACCTAGGACAGGTCTTTCTGGTTGGTTCTCAAGAGGATTAATCATGACTTTCTTTTGCTAGCAAGTTCAACAGCACGTCGAGCTTTTTTTGCTGTCTCAGTATTTTCTACAAACTGTTTTCCTGAACGCGATTCACGTCTCTTCTTATCATCAGTTTCTTTTCTTTGTTCTGGCGACATACGCGCCCACGCTTCTTTTGGAAGATAGCGTTCTGTTTCTTTCTTTCCAGGTTCAATTGCTTTATCAGTCATCTTGAATTGAACCTCCATAGAGCCATGCATCACAAGTGCGTGCAGCTGCACATTTAAATTTAAACAGCTGGCAGTACCCTAGATTGGCGCGATCTAATACTTCATATGGATCGGCACCACGGTTCTCATTAATGCCGTCAATAATACAATCTAAGATCAAACCAGATTGATCAAAAGCTGCACAATTTCCGCAGCGAGCTGACATTACAGTTTCTACATCGCTGTTCCATATGTCTGCTTTCTTTTCCCAGAAACCAGGATCAGGTTGATCTGGATTTAAGGGACCATAGCCAAAGTTGTTAATAGTCCAATTTCTGTTTTTGATATTTTCTTCAATATCAGTTGTAGCACGAGGACACGACTGACCAACAGCTGTAGCTGTTTTACCAAGAAAGACTTTAGCTTTAAGTTGATCATTCATTTGTTTTTTTCGTATTCTTCGCGGGTCATCCATTTTTGATCACCCCAGCGTTTAAGAGATTTTTGTTTCTCTGTTTTTTTTCCGGTGTAACCACCACCTTTTTCTTTATACTGTTGAGCAAGAAGTTGAGCCTTTCGAGCACTCCATTGACCTGGCTTTCCTCCTTTGCTACCAGCCATAATTTTGTCTTTGAGACGCTCCCGCATCTCAGGTTTTGTGTAAGCCATTAAAAATATTTTGCAGTAGGAACAGATGTAATTGCTTTTGCAATAGTCATGGGATCAAGGCTTAACTTCGTTCCCCCAAACATTTTATCAATATAGTTTTTTAATTGTTGCTGAGGATTTAAGATTGCAGTGCTATCTTCATCTTTTCCTGTCTGAATTAAAATATTAATTGACTTAGGTGCATCAGAAGACGCAGGCTGTTGTGGTGAAGGAAATTGTGGTGTTTGTTGATTGGTGGGAGAGGCTGAGGCAATCGTTGTTTCTTTACCGCCTTTGGTATGAAGCAATTCAATTTCATAGCCCTCAGGGGTCTCAATCGTTCCTAAACCTTTACCAGGTTTAAAAGAACCTGCACCTGTCCAATAAATTGGGGTGCCTCCAGGAATTCCAAAGTCAATACCTTTATGAAATGTAGAAGCACCAGCTGTAGGCGCTTTGCGTGCTCCGTACCCGGATGTTACTTGGAAAGCTGGAGAAAACCCGTCTTTTGTTTGTTGGTATAGCGGTGTTTTTTTATCTCCAATTAAAAGATTTTGCAGACCACTACGCCACGTTGACGGATCAATGTATTGTCCTGCTTTACGAACACGAACATCTAAGTGGGCTCCTGTTGTAGGAAAAATATCCTCTCCAGGTTTAGCAACATATCCAGCATGAAGAATACCCGGCATAATCAACCAAAATAATTAACAGACTCAACATCAGTTAAGTTCTTTGCTAATTCTAATGGACTTGGAACAAAAGATTGATCTTGTTTTGCATTTGCTCCACGCATAAACCGCATCAAAAAATCAATTGGACTTAGTTCGGCTGATTGTCCTTTGCCTGTCACAATGATATTAATATTTGGAGTTGAAGGGCTTTGTTGTAAAGGTTGTGATGGGGTTTGTTGCTGAGGTGCGCTAGGACCCTGTCCTGCAACTTGTTGTTTCTGTTGTTCGTAGTATTTATACAGGTCACCGAGTTGTTTAGAAGGCTGCCCGTAATAGCTTCCTCCACCAGATGTTGGCAGTGAGGCCCACTCTGGAGCAAGCTTGTTAATAACAGTTCCGAATTTTTCTCCTTTGAGGAATGGTTCTAATGCGCCACGACGTTCAATTAAATGAAGAGCAGCTAAGTCTTGTGATTTAGGATCAAATCCAGAAAGTCCTAAAGCTTTTTTAGCACCTTGCCAGGTACCAGGTAGGAATTGATAAGCACCTGCTGCAGCACTGTTGTAACCACCACTACTGATAACTTTGTCAGGATGTTTCCAGCCTTTAGAAGTATCAAATTTTCCACCACCAAACATGGTTTGATACCCCGCTTCTCCTGGAGTACCTTCTGCATATCTAATGGTATTTAGTAGTGAGCGGATTTCAGGTTTCTGAAGAAGTTGTTCATACCGCTGGCGTGTTGTAGACACTGGCTTAACGGAAGTTGTATTCGAAGTAGAACCGGGTTCCGACTGCAACATCTGCGGGGCCAGGTAAAGCTTGAATGAATTCAGCGCCTTCCCGCTCAAACCGATACCGGGCTTGCATAGGGTTTCTATAATTAGCGACGTACAGATGAAGAGCTAAGCGATCGGTTTCATAAAGATAAATGTCCGTCCAGGTTTTAAGTGTTTCTTTAAAATCAGTCGTTGTAATGGTACGGTCAACATCACCAGCAATATTCTCTAAACGGTTACGAGGAACAGCAAAGTTATTTGCACTGCCAGTCATATCGGTGCGCTTTTCAGCTTCATCACACCGGCTGACTTGTTCGACCAATTTCTGATACCAGAATGAATCTGGTACATTGTTCATAGCTTCCTCAAGTCGAGCTAAATCGCCAGCTGGGATTGATGTGGTGTTATATCCCAGATGCCAACGAATTTTTGATTTAAGAAAACTATCAAGCTGCATTATTCGACTCGAATAAGATTTTCTTTGATAATTTCATCCCAATCAACACGCTTAATTGCTTTAAGTTGATCTAAACGGACGAATTTCTCACCGGGCATTGAAGTTTGTAAATCTTTAATATCCCGTGCTGTCTTTAATCCTACACCAGGCAAATGGTCAGCAATCTGTCTTGCACTCGCAGTATTGATGTTAATGCGAGTATCAATTGGAAAGGTTTCTTTGTTTGTGGGAGTTGGAGGAGTAACGCCTTCTTCTTTTAACTTTTCAGTTAAACGTTGCTCTGTTAGATCCCTTTCGTTTGTAGCACTAATGTGAGGGACGAGATCCTCTCGATCAATATAGAGAACCTCGTCCTGAGAATCAATACACATCATGATGTTGTCACCATGATGAGAAATCATTTCAACAAGTTGGCCAGTTGGTTTGTATTGGTAGAGCATTCAAAAAGATGACAACTACCAATACAATACCAACCTCAACTCAACTAATCAACTATGATCAGCTATCAGTACCACCAACCTGAGAAGCAAAATCAATGAACTCATTGATGTCTTCCCAGCTCACGCCAGCAGCAGGACGCAGGTAGTTCACGCGGCACAGAATGTAGCCAGCGCGACCAGCATCAGAATCATCTTGGCTGATGAACACACCGTCGCCATCCACAGTAGTGGAGGTAACACCGTTGACGTTAAACACCTTAAAGGTCGTGTCAGCGGTCACCTTATAGAACATCGAGTTGGCAGCGTTAGCAGCCACGATGCCACCGGTAGTTACGGTGGTCCAGAAGGGCAGGTCAGCAACGGTAGTATCTGTCAGACCCTCTGCAAACAGGTTGCTGGTAGCAGAGATGATCGAGCTAGCAGCAGCCAGACCATTAGCCTGGGCAGAAGGCACACCGAAGGGAACGCCAGAGTTGCTAGGACCAAGCAGCAGACCTTCACCACTGGTACCGCCAATGTTGGCAGTCACAGGAGAAGCGGGGAAGCTAGCCTCGCCACCAGCAGGAAGATCCTGGCCAATAGCAATCGAAGCGCCATAGACGTAGGCGGGACGATCAGAGCTAGCATTAACCACTAAAGATGTGCGGTTGTCGCGCACACGATCATCGATACGACGATCAGGGGAAGGAATCGTGATGTCAAAGCTCTTATAAGAAGCTCTATCAGCAACCAGGTTGGTAACCTTGGCATAACCGATCAGCTCAAAAGCTTCCACACCAGGCCAGCCATACACACCTTCGGTGTTGAAGGAGGAGAGGCGGTTGATTTGGTTACCGGGCTGGAGGATAGCACCAGCGTTGGACTTGTAAGTAGCCATTGTTAATTACCTCCTATCCTCAAACAATAGTGAACGCAGTGGTCACGAAGTCCTTATTCAGGTTCGCAAAGCCAGCGTACAGCTGCCAAATCAGAATGATGAAGCGGCTGAAGTCATCATTGTTGTTGATGAGCACCTGAGCATTAGGACCACCGATACCCACGCCCACAGCCTGAGGACCGAAGAACAGTGCAGGAGGAGTGTCGTGAGAAATTGCACCAGCACCGTCGCCAATGTCAACAGTGATGGACTTGGAGGGGAAGTTGGTGGATTCGAAGAAACGCACACCTTCAAACACAAAGCCAGAAGGCATGGTGGGCTCACCGCCAACAAACTGAGCTTGGCCATACTGACCGCCACCGTAGATAGCAGCATTGGGGTTCATGCCGCTCATGATCGGGTTACCAGCAGCAAAGCCGGGGTAACGAGCCACTTCACGGAAGCCCTGATCAGCACGCAGATCCTTCATGAAGGAGGGATCAGCAATACAACGATAGTAACCATCAGCAAAGACGGGGACGTTGCGCTTGCGGAGGCTCTTCACCACGTCAAGCAGGTCAGTCTTCACATTGAACTTATAACGCTCAGAGGCATACTCAGTAGCACTATAAGCAGTCAGCGTGGTAGCGCCAGTCTTAGCCTTACCGTTGGGATAGTAGTAACCACCTTGGGTGTCAGAGGACTGACCACGGGACTCAGACTTGAACAGCTCATCCAGGAACACACGATCGCGCCAGCGGCGATAGTCGTCGAGGAGGGTCAGCGAACCGATGGACTGGTGGAACATGTTGAGGTTCCCGGTGTCCAGCAGCAGACGCTGAGCAGTCATCAGAGTCTCACGAGCAATCTTGAAGGTGCTCGGGAGGTTAGCATTGTTCGGGTCAGCAGGACCGGTGTACTCACGGAGAGACACCAGCACTTTGTCCTTAACAATCGACCGGCTGTTAGCGGTACCGATGGTTTGATCCTGGGTACGCTCACGGTTGGTCTTCGTACCGGGGTTGCCCCAGAAACGATAACGGTCGAGCTGAACGGTTTGACCCGGCTGTTTAGTAAAGTCGTGGACTACGACGGGCTCGCAAGCCATCTCCACGATATAAGCTGGATGGGGACGGTACAGCTCCGCACCCAACAGCTTGGGAAAATCGTTATCAATAAACATGTTGGTTCTTCAGCGTAAGGTGTAGCTGAAACCAGGACCCTAAAGATCCATGGATAATCGGTTCGAAACCGATGTTGCCTCTGGAACTTTAGGTCCCATTAATAAAATTATAGCAACACTTACTTACTACGATTAATAATCTTAAACTAATTTAGAAGCAAAAGACCTTAAAAACCTTCCAGTACCTACACCTGCAAGAGCACTAACAGCTGGTGCAATGCCGTACCCTGCCGTTTGAAAAGCAGCGGGTGCATGAGAAACAGGGTAACCAGCAGCATGAAGCATATTGGTTCCACGCCGACTTGCTTCAAACTCGCTAATTAAACGACCACTATTGTTTAGATAGTTAAGACCCAGTGCTAGAGATGTTGCCCTTCTCATAGAGGGTGATGTAGCACCAATAGCAATATTTGCTAGCCCCATAACGTTGGGGTTAATTCCACCATAGGTATGTTTCTGAATCCACTGCAGCGGTCCACCACCAGCTTCAATTGACTGGTGCCCAAGCTCATGGCCAAGGGTAAACTGACTAGCTTTATCAACATTCAGTGAAATGGAATTTTCTCCAATCCGTGAATAGCTGGCCCCAGAAGGTTGAAAATTTGCAGTTACTTCTGGTGATAAACCTGTTTGTTTTTCGTACTGCCCAATAACGTTTTCAAAACCAGGTTGTGCAAAAGCACTACCGGTTTCTTTCATTCCACGTTCTTGATATTGCTTGATCGCTGCATTTTGCAATGCATTAGCGCCGGTCATTGCGCCTAAGGCAACAGCTCCTTGCAATCCGTATTTAACAGCAGGTTGCATTAATCTGCAGGATCAAAATAAATTTCTTGTCCTGCAGCTCCAGCACGATTCCAATAACTGTATTCGTTAGGAGGAACCGGACCAAGCCTTGAATAAGGATTGTAATCCAAAGGCTGAAGAGTATTCTCTGGATTCCGTAATTCAGGAATCAGCTGTGTAATGTAAGCTTGAAGCTTTTCTTTTGCTTCTTTTTTATTGTTTGACATCAGTTTTCAGCTCCTTCACCACCCATCATGCCAAGAAGTGCAGTGCGAAGCATACGTTGGCGATCCTGAGCGATTTTTACATCTACATTCTGGCGCAACATCTGCAAGCCCAAAGGGGAACCTAATTGATTTAATGCAATGTAACTAGCTTGCAAATCACTAGGCATTATATTGCCGCCAAGAGTTCCTGGCGTATCCTGTGTGTAAGTGAGTGGGTTATTCATTTGATAACCCATCAATGCATGAATACCAGAATTAGCACCCATGCCACCAACAAAAGCACCCGTCATTGCAGCACCTGCTGCAGCTAGTCCTACATCTCGTTTTGCCATTGCGCCTTTAGCATTAGTTGCAACACCTTGCCCAAACTGTTGCATTGATTGACCTACGCCACCAATTGCTTCTGCTGTTGCACCACCTAAATTACTGACACCTCCACCAAGCGATTCTAAAAATCCGCCAACTTTAGCTGCAAGAGGATTTTGAGTTAAAGTTTTGGCTGCTTGTGAACCAGTAAGCCTAACTACATCTTCTTTAGCTCCTAACATTCCAACTCTTTGCCCAGCACTTTGAATTTGTTGCCCAGAAACTCCAGCTACTCCAGTTAAACCTGAACTCATTCCAGCAACTCTTTTACCTTGTTTTTCAATACCTCTTGCAATACCACCACCCAAATAAGCTGCGGCAGTACGTGCAGATTCCGGAAGCATTGCCATATTAGTTATAAATAAAAAAGGGGCAGTTCTCACTACCCCTTATTCTAAACTAAATTGTTTTTAGAAAATCATTCCATTACCAGAAGCTTCTGGCGGAACACACCGGGGTTGCGTTGAGCTTGAGACAGATAGCGCCAGGCATTAGCTGGGTCCCGATCAGCAACTGCACCAAAGTTATTCCAGAAATTACTTGCATCCATGTCTAGCTGAGGGCTAGGAGGAACAGGCATATTCTGGCGTTCAAACTGCTGAGGAGCGGCAGCAACAGGAACGGTCATTGCAGCTTCTTGAGGAGCATAAGCCATCTCCTGAGGCTGAGCTTGTGCATCTTGAACGGGATAAGGACCGTTGGGACCAAAGAATTCACAAGTGTAATCAGCTAAAACGTCCGGATCTGTCAGAATCGTTTCATAAGCTTGATGTTCTTGCGCCAGTTCTTGAAGCAGTGCCACAGATTCAGTCAGTTGCTCATAACGAGCAATTAACGCATCCTCAACTGTGCAGGCGTAATTGTTAAGTACGGCAGGTGCATCAGCACCAAAGTGGTCAAGAATTTCAAGACTTTCCGGACTTACCCCGTTTGCTAGGAGTTGTTGTGTCGTTATTTCCTGCGAGGTTGGGGAAGAGTTGGGCGAGTAACCCTGGCTGGAGGGATAAGTCGGGGCTGCCGAATTGTTGCTGTACCCCACGCTCTGTTGGGAACTGAAGCTGGCCGGGTCGATTCCTTGCGTCGGTGCGGACTGTTGACCCTGGAACGGGAATTGAACTGGAGAACTCAGGAGCGATACCACCCGATTGAACGCCTCCTTGTAAGGGTTCTCCTGTGTAGGTTGCGCTTGCGGGTACGACTGGATAGGGGCGTAAGGGGCTGCTGAGATCTGCGCCTGCATCTGCGGGGCTGGAGCCTGCGCCGATTGGTAAGGTGCTACCCACTGACTCGTTGTTGCTATCGGAGCCTGTGCTGCTGTCTGTTGTGCTACCGGAGCCGCGTAGCTGCTCGGCGGGGTCGAATATTGTTGGGGTGCCGATTGGATCGGCGCTGCGGTATCTGCCTGCATAGGTTACCTCTTTCTGGAGACTTTCGAGTGTTCTGTAAAGGAATGGCGTCAAATCGAGACGCGGATCAGCCGCCAGGGGGAGATCTGGACGCTGGGGGTGAGGTGTCCGCATTTCTTGATTGATGAGATCAAGAAAGGCTGAATACGCTCGTTGCACTTGTCCAACCATCCGGAACGGATAACCAGATAGCATTTCTGCAACCTCGTCATCTGTTTTGGAGGGGAACAAGTACTTAAGTGCCTCAATACTATCAACACCCAATTCTTGTAGGTTACGTGTGAAGATAGATTGATTAACTTTGTCTTGCGGAGTGTCCTCATAAACAGGACCCATCCACCGCCAAAGAACTGTACGATCACCATCGGGTGCCAAACCAATGACACCTTCAGGAATTTCTTTGGTTTCAAAAGCCTTGTTAAGAGCTTTATCTAAACCCTTTTCATACTTTTGTTTGGCCTTCTCGTGTTTTGCTAAAGCTACCTCATCTGGATTCTCTGGTAATACTGGATATGTTAACCCAGATGCTACTGCCAATGATTTACGGAAGAGCTGTTCTTCCTGATAAATCATTAATTCAAAACAGCGGCAAATACCATAGGTATAAAGTTGTAAACACTTTTTCTTTGCCGTAGCACTGACACGACCATAAGCAGACTTGATCTCTGTTGCAGTTACATTGGTAATTGAAAGATCATCAATACCACCTAATGCTAAACGGATTTCAGAACGTAACTGATCAACGTAACGAGATTGATCTGTACTGATTGCATTAGGTGTAATAAAACCAACACGATCTGTCGGTTCTAAGTTGGCAATAACTCTTGGAACACGGAGCCCCCCGCCAGGTAAACCAATGTATCCGGCTTGCTGACGATCTGTTGGATCTTGTTTAAACGTAGAGCTTGATAAAGAAAACTCAGATTGGAAACCAGATTGACTTGAAATACTAGGACGTTGAACAGCTCCGTCTTGACCAGATTCAACAATGTCGTGTTTTGGACGAGAGGACAGAAGCGTGGGGTTACCAAAGAATGAAAGGTTTGCTCGAATATTTTTAACCATCTCATCATGAGCAATGATCTGGTTAGCAAGCCATTCAAATTCTCCACTGCCGTCAGTACCGAAAGCATCTGGATTATTTAAAACTTCAACACAAGGAATGAATCCTAAGCTGTTTACAGCAATCTTGTTGTTATTAAGATTTAAACCAACATCAACAGAATCAAAAGTTAATTCTTGCTCACTATGAAGTTCTTCAATCTCACTTGGAGTAATCCTTAAACGCACATAACGTTTATCGGTTATTAATCCAACACCACCAAATCCACGACTGGATTTAACTTTGTAGGCATAAATAATGATGACTTCTTCTAACTCACCATCAGAAGAGTAATATGCCCGATAAGCATCCTTATCAAACCAATAGAGACGATAAGTCTTTTTAGTTGGGCGGATATAAAACAAACCCTTACCATAAGCTAGAAACCGATCCCAAATAGAATCAAGCCGTGCATCTAACTTATTAAACTTGATAACCTGTTCAACAAAGTCAAAACGTTGCGTACCAAAGTTATCTTGTTTTGGGTAAAACTCAACACCCTGACGTACCCCAAACATTTTCATCTGGGATAGATGGGCATTAATGAGCATAGTGTCTGCTGTGCCCGTGGATTCACGGTTCACAACAGCTTTGAGCATTCCTTCTAAAATGGATTGACTCGATGTGCTCATAATAAGTAATTAATCAGTTGTCTTCAATCTCGTAACCAGTCTGGAGACGACGAAGAGTGATGACATCATCCTCGACTTCTACATCAAACTCAGTACCAGGTTGAAGGGCCATGTCATGACACAGCTCGTCTGGTAAAGGAATGATAGCTGAACCGTAAGAGTCTTGCTCTAGTTCAACAACAAAATAACTGGTGCTCATGCGAAACCTAGTATTAGTTTAATTCCGACAATACTCTAACCTTAATATTCCAACTCTAGCTTTCCCCTGGACATCAAACCATTGCACAACCAGACCATCGCATCAACACAGTCATCATGAGAACTCACGCCAAAATTAATGATCTCATCATGCAAAGCTAAGAATTTACGGTAACGGTTAAAAAAGATTCGCCGTTGTTCAAAAAGACCCATGATTCCACGGAAACGCGCTAGTTTGTCACCACGGAATCCTTTGACTGGATGCCAAATTAAGTTATAAAGTCCATGTTCAACTTGACAAATCCGTTTAAAGTCAGCTTCCAAAGAAGCTTGATACGCCACAGCTTCTGACCAAATATCAACACTGGAGCCAGTAGGAAAATATTTATCATCTTCCTTATACACAATTCCCCACTCATACATCATTTCCATTAGGGCTTCTAGTTTTTCTAAGTTGCCCATCAAACGAACACGTTTGCAATCAATGATGTAGATCTTGTTTCCAACGCGACCACCTAAGACAAAAACACTGTAATCATTTCGTTCTTTAATGCCAGCAGAAAGATCAACACCAACGCCAAGCGTATCGAATTCAGTTGGAATTGTATTCTTTACCAGCAGGTCAGGAGAAATTGAAAGCTCATTGGTTTGAACAATTTGGTTTTGGTATTGAAAACTAAAGCTAATTGGTGCCTGCCGTTTACGATCTTGTAAGTATTCCAATGACCACATCTCGGGCCAGTAGGATTTTTCATCGCCATTATTATCAACAGTAATTGCGGATTGAACAATTTGAACCCAGTCATTAGACGGCGTGAATGTTGTGTTATGAATGTCATCGTGGCGGAAACGAGTACCAAGACAAATAGCTCGCGCACCTTCAAACATTGTGGGAACAATAACTGAATTCCAGTTATCTTCCATTGCTACGCGAATGTCTCTATTTTTAATGTCATCAGCACTTTTAATAGCGTCATCAATAATACAAAGATGAGAACGTTTAGAAGTCACTGCACCCTTAAGACCTGCACAACAAACAGTAAATTCTTCTTCACCAGTTGATTTAATACCTGCAAACTTCCAATCAATACTCCAGTATTCATTAGAGTTAATTCCCTTGGCAATTTTTACCGTGGGAAAGATTTCCATGTAAGCTTTGCTTTCCTCAATAATTCGTTTAATTGCTGCACTCTTAGGACGTGCAACATCTACGGTATACGAAATATAAAGAATCTTTAGGGGTTTTTTTTGTAAAGCATGAATTCCAATTGCCCACGCTGTAAATAAACCTAAAACAGTAGACTTTGCAGAACCGCGTGGTGCCAGGATGTCAATATTGGGGCCACCAATACCAATTAGACATTCACTGTTATCTCCGGTGCACAAATATTTATGCCACTCTTTATGATGTGTGGCGGGAGGTTTGTCGCCAACAACATCACAGAAATAAGCAAAATCTGTTCTTGCTTTTTCAATATCAATATTGCTTGTCTTTTTAACAACTTGTTGCTTAGCACCTGCTCTAGCAGTGCGCCGATAAACCGAGTAGAGGGATGTGAGTGCCATCCCCTTACCCTAACCCCCTACACTCAGGATTCTTCTGCCAGAATCTTAGTCCAGACAGCCATGACCGCATCTTGAAGAGGACCTTCAATAGGGTCATCACGGAAGATTAAAACAATCTCTCGGAGAGCACGATCTGCACCAGCAAGAATTAAACCTTGTTTATCTGTTAGGTAGCGTTCGTCTTGGATTTGCTTGATGGCACCACGCAATTCTTTCTGAAGCATTGCAATGCGAGCAGTGCCGTTGTCCTGTTTAACCAGGCCCATGTCAATAGCTTGACGTAGTTTTTCTACGTCCTCTCGCATGTTATCAATTTCTATCTCCAGAATCTGCTGGAGATTACGTTTTTTAAATGCAGACTGCTGCCACTCATCACATTCAACAATGTTTCCTGTAAACCCAAGAAATCGGGCATACAGGTACATCTGAATGGGAGAAGCGTGTTTTCGGCAGAAGGTAAGGAAAGATTCTTTTTCGTTCGGAGTTAAAGTCTCAATCCAATCAATCATGCACGGAAAGCACGCAAAGCGTCGCTCTGATCTTTCTGTTCTTTATAGCGCCGGAACAACTCAGATTGCAATGCGGTTTCCCTATCTTGACGCGCCTGCTCTTGAATAGTGGAACGCTGCTCTGCTCCGGTCAAACCAATTTGACGTTCCTGGCCAGCAAGCAATTGTCCTTGCGTTGCGCGCTGCTCTCGGCCAGTTAAACTGATCTGCCGCTCTTGTCCGCTAAGGAGCTCTCTCTGAGTAGAACGTTGTTCTTGGCCGGTTAATCCAATCTGACGTTCTTGGCCAGAAAGTAATTGTTGTTGCAGTGCTCGTTGCTCTGCTCCGGTCAAACCAATCTGACGCTCTTGTCCAGCAAGCAGCTGTTCTTGCAGTGCTCGTTGCTCAGCTCCGGTTAGTCCAATCTGACGCTCTTGTCCAGCAAGCAGTTGTTCCTGCGTTGCTCGTTGCTCTCGGCCAGTTAAACCAATCTGGCGCTCTTGACCGCTAAGCAAATCTGCTTGAGTCAATCGCTGCTGTTGACCAGTTGCCGAAATACTTAAACGCTCTTGAGAACCTTGTTCAATAGCTGTAAGTCTTTGTTGTTCACCTGATAAGGCAACTTGGCGTTCTTGGCTAGCAGCAGTAACTCTAGATGATTCAATTTGACCACGTGCACCAGCTTCTGCAGCACCGATCGCTCCACGGGCTCCTTCTTTTGCCGCACCAATCTGCGCTTTACCAGCTTCCACAGCTGCTCCAATAACACCGCGAGCTTGCTCAGTTGCTTGGAAACGTTGTGCTTCTGCAGCTTGCCTTGCCGATTCTTTCTGCGCTTCTGCAGCAGCCTGGGCAGAAGCTTGTTGTGCTGCAGCAGCTTGTTCAGCGGCAAATCTTTGAGCATTTGCAGCTTGTTCAGCACTAAATTTTGTTGCCTCAGATTGCGACTTAACTCCTTGAAGGTTAAAGTCTGCAATCTTTTCTGCACTAGCATTATTAATAAGTGCTAGCTCTTGATCAGCCTTAGATTTTTGCTCATTAATTCGCTCAGCTTGCGCGTTGCCAATAATATCAATAATTCCCGTATAAACACTTGTAAGATCAGGAAGCTGGATAATGTCAGCGGCCACGCTCTACCTACCTCTCGTTTTTACAATTCTAACGTGGATCAACGGATCCTTAAAGGCTCAATAATATTGCGCTTTAACTCACCATAAGCACGCATCCGATCTGAAGTAGCAGCAGAAGCTAAAGATGCTTGTTGTTGCATACCAAGGTTACGTGCAGACTGTGCTGTAGGAGACAGTTCTTTAGTTTTAAATGCACCAAGCTGTCGCTCATATTCTTTATTCTTCATATATTCTGTGAATGGCATTTGCATTAAGCCAAACAGACCGGCACCAGCAAGATTCATTAAACCTTGTTGTGCTTGAGATTTAAGGTAGCCAGGTGCTAAAGCTTCTTGAAGTTTTTTGTAATAGTCGACAGAAGGCACAGTCGGTGTTAAATCACCGGCACCTTTTGGGCTAGGAACAGGTTGAAAAATCGGCGGAGTTTTGGGATCAAAAATCTCATAAGGAAATTTATCTTTTGGCTGCTGTAAAGCAAGATCAACATCCCGTTTTCCAGTGGATGTATCCATGCCAACAAAACGACCTTGTAAAGACTTTAGAAACTCAGGGCTCCAGACAGAAGAAGGATTAAAGCTCTGGGGATTGCTGTAGTAATTATCAAAGTAGTTAATTTGTGGCATGGATTTATCTCCTATCAGAAGTAACGATACTGGGTAGCGCCTGCTTGGCCAATATTACCAAGGAAGCCTTCTGCCATGCGTTGTGCACCAAGCTGACCTTGCCGACGCATTGCAGAATCGGTAGCAAGAGCAGTGCTTAGTTGTGCAGCTTTTGCATCACGAATCAGATCAGCTTCTTTAGAACGCTGTTGATAGGCTTCCTGGTAAGGAGCATAACGTAAAGCGTTTTGCAGACTTTGAAGATATTGTTGGTTTTGAAAACGAAGTTGGCTCTGGATGCGGCCAGTTGGATCAGCATACTGAACAGCATTAGGTGCACCGTACTGACCTAAATCAGTTGGCGTAAACTGAGTACCGCCGTAACCAGGGACTCCAGGGAGGTCAGGCATCCCAATCCCAGTTGCCTGCATACCTAAACCAGCAGCGCCACTAGCAGCTTTAGCAGCTTGACCTGCCAGCTTTGCTCCCGCTGCTCCACTCGGACCAGCCAAAGCTGCCGTTACAGGCAGACCAACAAGACCAGCAGTACCTAAACCCGCAGCAGCAGGAATGCCGTATTGAAGGACATTGCCAAGAGGATTACCGGCTTGGACCAGCTTGGGTGCCATCTTACCAAGGGCAGTTTTACCCAGAAGCCCACCGGCCATGCGTTGACCTAAACGGCCAATGCCACCAGTTAAAGTACCGCCTGTTAAAGCACCTAAAGCAGTTGCACCTAAATCACCACCACTTTGCCGGTAGCCTTGTACACCGCCAGTTAAAGCACCAACCCCTGCAAGAATTGGCATTAAAGGTAAAGCCATTTAATTTAATCCTTCTTAGTAACTATTTTAGAAGCACTGTATTTAGATTAGGTTCCAGCAACAGCATCAATGCCACGGCCAACACCTGCAGCAATAGGTACAGCTAACGGACCAAAGAAAGGTGTTGCTGCTAATAAAGGACCTGCAATACTTCCAATAGATCCAAATAAACCACCACCTCTGCTGCCCTGTACAACCTCTTTGCGCTCAGTAATCGTAGGACTACTTTGATACATGCGATAACCGCGTCCTTTGCCAACAAGTTCTGCATTACCAACAGTACCTGTAATTCTTTGATCAAAACTCCTATTACTACCAGCAATTCCTTGGCTCTGGCCAAGACGACTTAATGATTTTCCAATAGCTTCAAATGCACGGTTAACATCAAACTTAGGTTCAGGTCTATAACCACCTAACAGACCGCTGCCACTAAACGAAGGTAAGTCAAAATTTCTACCCCAGTCAGGAGTAAAGCTGGGAGAAGAACCATAAGACCATGCATCACCTGACCAAGGACTATTACTGTAAGAAGGTGCAGAATCTCCAAAAACACTGCCTGCACTTTTAGTCCAATCGTAACTATTTGTATCCCAGGTAGACATTACTGATTAATGTAAGGAGTAAGTTGCTGCCAACTGCGAGCGTCAGGTTGCTCTAAAGCTTCGCTAGCAGATTGGAAAGAGCCATACTTGTGCTTTAAATATTCTACAGGTTGTTTTTCTTTTAATTGTTGTTCTGCTCTTTTATTGAAAGCAGTTTGTGTTGCTTGCTTAGCAAGATATCCTGCACCTAAACCTGCAAGAACAATACCTGCTGAAGTAGCAAGGCCAGGTGTTTTAAGAACTTCTGGTTTACGCAGTTGGCGCGCAAGATCTTGTAAGTCTTCAACAGCACGTGGAGTTACCTTGCCAAGTTTTTCTCCCGCTTTGGCAACTGCTGCTTCTCTACTAATTTCACCAGCAGCACGCTGCATTGGTGCTGTTGTTCCCATGAAAGTTCTTGCTTCTTTCATAGACTCTGGCAATGCTTTATAGAGAGCACCTGTAGTGCCCAATGCTGTTGCAGTTCCTACTGCAGTAGAAGCAGTTACAGGGAAACCAAAGTATTGAATTTCTGGTTCATTCAATCCTTGAGCAGTACCACGCAAAATACCAAGAGGTCCAACAAAAGATTGAGTTTGTGGATCAATCTTACCTAGACCAGAAGGTTTTAAATACTTATAGCGTAAATAAGAACTATAAGTGGGATACGCAATCTCAGGACGCTCTTCTTTGAAAGTAGAATAAGGCAGCGGATCTCCGCGACGACCTGTGAAATAACGCAGCACAGATTCAGCAACTGGACTAGAAGATGTTCGGCCAGTTGGATCTTCTTCTTTAGAAACTGGGAGAATACTTTTGTAACCAGCAGGACGACCACCTTTTAATGGGTTACCAACTAAACCGCCTAAAGCTGCAATAGCAAAAGGAGTGCTGCGCCCAAGAAGATCTGTTGTAACTGGATCAAGCCCCAGCTTCTCACCAGCAGCTCGACCAACGTTACGCCCAACAGCAAGTGTATGGTTTAAAAACCAATAGGTGCCACGACTGGCATCAGTAAGAACATCAAGAGTTCCTGTAGCTGCAGCTAACGGTAGATTACCTTGCTTTGCATAACCAACTGCTTCTTTAAGCCCACCATATACAGCTCGAGGACCTGTACCAGTTCTTCCAATATTTAAACCTTCACCAAGATAAGTTCCAAACTCTTTACCAAACTTATTTAGAGCTTGTCCACTATTGGAAAGATAATTTGTAATATTTGCAAAGCGCATTAGAAGTACCTAGCTGTAGGAGTACTTAGCATTTGGTTTGCAATAGCAAACGGATCGCCACCACCACCTTGGTTAGAAGAAATGTGATGAATATAGCTAGGGAACTTATAGTTCCTGGCATAAATTAATTCTAAACGACGTTGATGAGCTAAAGCCTCAGGATCCATTCCTTCTTGATTAGTCTGAACTACAGGAGGAATTACTTGTTGAATCGGCATATCTCCAACAATCCCCTGTTGACTTCCCGGCTCAGGAACAATTCCACGTGTAACAGCTTGCGCCAGGGGATCAACAACAGCAGCGCCGCCTGCAATACCAAGACCTAATTTACCGGCACCTGCCGTTAAACCTGCAAGCCTTTGAGCTGCACCAGGTTTCAGCCCCATGTTTCCTAAACGACCAGCAAGCTGCCCTTGCATTTGACTAACACCTGGGTAAAAAGATTTGACCCCAGCTAAGACACCGCGCTCAACCGGTCCACTAAGAAGACCAATGCCAGCAGAACGAATCACTGACTCACCAAGCGGTGCAGGTGCCCCAGTTAATGCAAGTGATAAACCCTGTTCTAAAGCAGCGTTGATGGCTCCAGTTTTAATTGATTCTCGCGCCAGGGCTTTACCGCCTTGCGGCATCGCAATCGGAAGTAAACGTTGACCAGCTAAACGTAAAGCGTTAATCATGATACGGCAGTTCCTTCTGAACCAGGGAATTCTTTTGCTTTTTCAGCGCGTTGCTGAACATAACCAGTCAGACCTGCAGCACTGACTCTTTCTTCAGGATTTAATACTCTACTGGTGTCGTAATCGCGTAAGAAAGTATTTAGATGCTGGGGTCCGCTATGTAAGAACGGATCTTTACCAGTGTTAGGAATAATCTGATTACCTAATTGTTTTAAATCAATACGTTCATCAAAAGGACCGTATTTCTTTGCAGGTAGCTCATTGGTATCACGTAATTTTGCAAGCCAGGTATTAAGAAATTCCTTACCGGCCATCTGAGAGTCCGCGTAAGGACCCAAAGAACTTCCAGCTTCTTTAGAAGGAAGATTAACGTTATCTGGATAAGAACTACGTGCTTTAAACACAATCAGCTACCTTTCTTTTTCTTACGGAAACCAGCTAAGGTCTTGGCAAGTTGAGCACGCTTTACAGTTTTGTCACTGTAATCTTTTGGATTCTTTGTAACTTCTTCTGCAAATTCCGCAGTGCTCATACCAGCTTTTTTAGCTTGTGCAGAAAAAGCGCCTGGTTTTTTAATGGCACCTTGAATCCAGTTCTCTTTACCTTTAGCCATTACTTAAGCAGTTCCCGAGCTTTTGAAAGAGCCTCGACTTTAGTGATATTGCCAGAGACCACATTTGCAAGGACATCTGCCGCAGCCAAAGCCTTGGGTTGCTCAGCAGCAGTTTCATACTTGCGTACTTTTGCTGCAGCAACTTGAGGTAACCACCGCTCAGATACTTGGCTAACCATTGTTCGCAGTTCTTTGGCAGTTAACTCACCATCACAAACGGCTTCAATGGCAAGCTCAATTGCAAACTCAACATCGGATCCATTCCACTGGCGCATGTTTCGCTCCAGGAGAGGATCAAGAACATCATAAATACGGGCAAGAACAGGGCCGTACTTAAAAAGGTTTTTTGATGCAAGATAACGGCTGAGTAATGTAGTACCCGCAGTTAATCCTGCACCAATAATAATTGCAATGACTGGTTCCAAGGAGGTCATAGATTCTCCCTAATAATTTTTATTCTAAAGCTCATAACTCACCACGTAGTGCTTTGCGAACTAGTTCATCACGTTGACGCATTAATTCAATTCGTTGAGCACGAGCACTTCCTTCTGGTGCAGGAGTACGTCGAGAGAAACGGGTTCCAAGTGCGGGATCAACGCCAGATTCACTGATAGCACCACCGCGAACAATGCTGGCAGGAAGCTCAGTTCCCATGCGTCCCCTAACTCGTTGACCGCTCTGACGCATCGCTTCTATCTGGCGGCGGCGTTGTGCAGCTTTCTCACCACCCATCGCCTGTTGGCTATAAGCAAGACCAGAAGAAGGATCAATCCGCTCAGGAGTTGCTTCTGCAATTTGCGAAAGGATTGCAGGATCAAAAGAAGCAGGATCAATCACATTTGCCGCCACGCCTTTAAAGGTTCTACCTTCACGACCCATGATGCGTTGTGGTTCAACAGCCGTACCACGGATCGGAGTAACTGCGCCAGTTGCAATCTGTACAGGACTTACATCTTCTGGACGGAAAACAGTTTGGCGGCCAGTAAGATCATCAATTCCTTTGTAAAGAACAGGAGTTACATCTTCTACGGAACCCTGTCCAACTCCAAAGGTCAAACCTTCTAAACCTTCAATAGCTTCCCGGCGACGCCCAACACCACCGACTTCTTGGCGGCCTGCACCACCCCGAGCTCGCATTTGGTAATACTCACTGGTGGGAAGACCTTGGACTTCAGGCACTACACGAGAACCAACAACTTCACCACTGAGTTCGCTGATAACAGGAACTTCACGAATACCTTCAGTTACTTCCGGACGTAATTTGTACAAAAGTTGATTAGCTTCTGCTTGAGCTAAACGATTACGTGCATCTTCTGTTGCTTGTGCAGTAGTGCCTAACAGTTTTTTGGTAGAAGGTGCAAGCTGTTGTAATTCAGCTTGAGAAGGTTGATAAGTAGAAGGAACACCAAGTTGTTCTAACGCACGAGCTTTCATTGCATTCTGCATGTTAAGCGCGGCTTGTAAAGATTCAGCACGTACTTGAGTTGTTGGTGGTCCGCTATAAGTAGTCACTCCGGTGTATTTATCAATTACTGGTTGTTGAGTAATACCAAATGCTTCATACAAAGAACTTGTAGGAACACTTTC